ACGAAACATTAGAAAAATTAAAAAATATAGATTTTTAAAAATTTAAAAAAATATATATAGTTTAAAAATAATATTAGAATTAAAGTACAATTATATTTATTAATGAAAATAATAAATATAATTTTTATGTTAGTTTATAATTTAGGCTATTGTGGTAACAGTTTTGTTTTTAGAAAATGCGTTAAATATAGTGAAACAATGTTAAAATATAATAAAAGATATCAAATAACAAGTCCAGATTATGTAGAAAGAATACGAATTTTAAATACAAAAAATTTAACAAATCAAAATAATACAACAAATAATTATAATAGAAGATACCAAATAACAAGTCCTTCCTATATAGAAAAAATAAAACGTTTAAATTCAAAGAATATAACCATTCAAAATAATAGTATATTGGGGTTAGATGAAGACGAAGAGATAGAAAATAATGAAAATTTGAATTTTACAAGAAATATTCCAACAATACGAATTAATTTAAATAAGAATGGGTTTTTGGAAGCATTTGGATTTTCAATGAATCAGCCAACTGTTACTAGAAATGATAATGATAATGATAATGAAGGTAGTTTTGAAGATAACGACGAAACGAATAGAAGGAATTATGTTGAAAGAAGTAAATTAAAATCCAAAAATTTTGAAGTAATTCAAAATTATAATATAAATTTTTCACATGTTGGAGGTTATAATAGTGTAAAATTAGAATTAGAACAATGTGTTGATATTTTAAGAAATTATAATAAATATGCGCAATATAATGTTAGAATTCCAAAAGGATTAATTTTGGAAGGTCCTCCGGGAACAGGAAAGACATTAATAGCAAAGGCTTTAGCAGGAGAATCTATATGTAATTTTATAGCAGTTTCTGGTGCTGATTTTCAAGAAAAATATGTAGGGGTAGGACCAACAAGAATAAAAGAATTATTTGGTTTAGCTAAAAAGAATATTCCTTGTATTATTTTCATAGATGAAATAGATGCTGTAGGTAGAAAGAGATCAAGTGATGGCGAAAGTTCATCCAATGAAAGGGATAATACATTGAATGCTTTGTTAGTTGAAATGGACGGATTTAAGAATAATACAGGAATTTTTATTGTTGGTGCGACAAATAGAATAGATTTATTAGATAATGCTTTGATAAGACCAGGAAGAATTGATAAAAAGATTTATATAGGTTTACCTGATACAATTACTAGAGAAGCAATAATTGATATTCATATTAAAGGAAAGCCATATTGTGATACTATTTTAATATCGGATTTAGTAGAAGTGACAGAAGGATTATCTGGAGCGCAAATAGAGAATTTATTAAATGAAGCAATGTTAAATGCGTTAAGAATGAATAATACAAATTTTTGTTATAAAGACTTTGATTTTGTAATGAATAAAATGATGGCAGGGTGGCAACCAGTAGAACATGAATTTACATCAGATATAATAGATCATATAGCAATTCATGAAATGGGACACGCTATAATGGGTATTTTATCAAAATATCATTCAAAAATGTCAAAAGTTGTAATTAATTTATCATCGCCAAAGAGTCCAGGGTATACAGTATTTAAAAGCTCAACAAGTTCTTTATATACAAGAGAGTCTTTATTTGAACATTTAATGATACTACTTTCAGGTAGAATCGCAGAAGAAGTATTTTATAATGTTAGTGTAACAACTGGAGCAATAAATGATTTTGAAGAGGCATTAAAATTAGCAGAAAAGATGGTTTCATATTATGGTATGGGATCAAATATAATATATCCAAATAATTCAGAAAAATATAAAGAATTAATAGATAATGATGTTATACGACTAATAAATGAAGCTTATAATTATGCTGAAATAGTATTATTAGAATGTAAAGATTTAATAGAGGAAACAGCTGAGATTTTGAAAAAGGATAAAATATTAAAAGCGGATAGATTATATGAATTAATGAATGAAAAATATAAACATATATTAGATTTTAAGGTTTAATTTTGAAAAAAAATATTTATAATATATATAAATAATGTCAGCTTCAACAGGAAATTTTCGTGGTCAAAGAACTCAATCATCATGTAATGGATATAAAACATTGGGATCATCAATAGTTTCAGGAAATAATAGTGGATGTTTTAAACGTATTTTTATTAACGCTTTAGAAAATACGAATAATAATTATGACTTGGCATTTACAAAAACGCTAGGAATATCAAAAAATTATTATAATAGCACAAGTAATTCTTATAAATATCAACAACCAACACTTTCTGGAAAAAAATTTTCAGGAATAAAAGAATCCACAGCTGGAAGTTTGAGTCAAGTTAATCAAAGCGCTTATACAATTTCCCCTTATCCCAATACTACAATTGCTTATTTTGCGATAAATAATGGAGCATATACAATAAATGGATATATTTATTTAGACAATGGACAATATTATGCTTATTTTGATTATCCAATTTATTATTATATATCTATATTAATTAATGGAGACTTAATTTATGATACTGTTCAACCACAAAATACATTAAATACGGGTCAATACGGATACTATGTCGGTGAAGCAGTCTCTTATGGTCCTAATGGGCAAAATGGACAAATAAATTTAAATTTGTCACTTTATAATGGGGGTCCATTTATCTTTATACAAGGAACCTTTAATCTTAGTTCCTTATATGTAGAGGAAAATGATTTAAACGGTTAAACAAACTATATTTAATAATTCTCTATTCTTATTCTTTTTCTTATCAATATGATTTATTATATTATTCTGATTTATTTATAATCAATTGATCTTTAAAATTGAATAGCAAACAGCTTATTTTCAATAATAATTATATAATATTATATTGATATTACCTTGATAGATGTATTTAATTAATAATGATTTATCTCAATTACTACATTATTTATATTGATAGAAACAACATAGACCTCTTCATCATTATTGTAATTTAGATAACAGTCACATGAGACCGTCGCAAGTATCCATTATTGCCCAAGGACATTTGTTTAACAGTCCCACTTAAACTATAACTTTCCAAAATGTCTTTAAGTAGTTTTTAGCATAAAGTAAATTAATTTCCTCGTAATAATATATAATGCCAACTTTTAGTTTATCAGGTTCAGGAGGTCGCTCAACTAGAGTTAATTATGCTATTGCTAGTATGTATGACCGAATGAGAGGTTTAGGAAGTTTACAATATAATGATCCAGTTAGACGTGCATCAATAAGATTCGCTACATCTTTTCAAGCCGTAACTGGTGCGTCAGGAGGTTCTTTAAAAAGGGTTCCTAATTTTTAATGATATAATATTCCTTATTATTATTTGATAATTAAATTTTCTAATCTAAATATACTAATGGGAACAGGATCCGGAGTTTCAGGATTGAATTCACGAATTTTTACAAATTCTTATGCTTGGAAAAGTTATTCTACTACAATTCCCAACAGAGGAGGAGATTCATTTGCTGGGTTTAGTAAGCCGATGTATTCAAGACAAACTTATATGACATTATCAAATTGCGGACCGGCAGCAGATGCGCGTGTTCAAAGATTTAATAACTCTCAGGGAAAACAAACTAGTTTTATTCCTCCAAAAAATATTTTTCAATTATAAAAAAGATATTATATAAAATTTAATATATATTATATAATATGCGAGGTCGTAAATCATATAATATCAGAAATATTGAGGCACATATTCATTTAAAACCAATTCAAGAACAAAGCTTTAGGCCAATTGCTGTGCCAAATTTTATATTAAATAGACAACTAATATTTAATAATCAAGTAAATCAAAATAATCAAGTAAATCAAAATAATCAAGTAAATCAAATAGAACAATATAAAAACAATCATTTTCAACAAATGAATGAATTTGTAAATGCTAAATATGGTGTATCGCGTTATGCCTCAAACCAAGTATCAGGTAAAATGTTTAAAAAAATATAGTATGTTAATAGGAAATATTCATAGTCAAAGAACATAATACATAACATTTTTACAATAACATTTGTCTAATAGAAGGAGTTTTATTAGGATCAACTCTTCTATCTTGTGAAAAACCAGGTGTAAAAATTCCTGTCTGGTCAGGATAAACAGATAAATTAGATCCAGGATTATTATATTGAGAAACCCTAATTTGATTCTGTCCTAGTTGAGTCAAAAATCTGCCACATGATTGATTTTTATTACATGATGTAGCATTGATCATTTTACGGCGTCTGGTTGATAGAGAAGTTGCTCCTACACCTGCGCCTGGAGTATATTTGTTCCATAATTGAGTTGGATGATTACAAATAGTAGTTCCGCCAGGTGTCATTTGGGTGCTTCTTCTAGCACCAACACCGACATTTTTTTTAAATAAGAAACCAGGAAATGTGTTGCCACCAAACCAAAATTGACCATAACTATTAGACCCGATTCTTGAACCGACATAACTAGACATTTATAATATAATTATATTTAATTTTATATAATTATATAATTACCTTATTTCAAAATTTGTCTATTACTTCGTTAAAACTTTTTTCTAAAGGTTGTTAAGAAATCTTTCTGGTAGGAATATCACTAGCTACAATATAAATAGAATTTTCAGTAATAATAATATAATCAGTTCCAGATTTATAAAATTTGGAAACAGGTGACGTATATTCTTCAGCATTTTTAACTAGTAATTTTTCCCCAGTTTCTCTAACACCAATTAGAGCTTTCTTATCAAGAGAATCAGTCCAATAATCTAACATAATAGGTTTATCCTCAACAATAGATAATTTAGAAGCATGTTGTAGTGTAATATCTCCAGGAAGACGATAATTAGTGTTGTTAGTACTAACAGATGGACCCGATGGGTTATTCGCAAAAGGAATAGTAGAAGAAGCACTTCCAGATTTTTGTTCAAAAGAGGACATTTATATAAAAATTAAATTTAAAGTCTTTAAATACTTATATTTAAAAAGTATTTTAATATAAATAATTATAATATACATGAAAAATTCAAAAAATCAAAATTCTTTAAATGAGAATACCAATTTTTTATTATCTAATATATCAAATTATAAGTCATATATAAATGTTTCAGTTGAAGAAATATTACAAAATGTTGTTAGTACAATATTAGAATATATGAGATTTATTTCAGAAAAAATAACTATGAAAAATAAACCATATTATAGATTTATTTTTGAAAGAGGTGTAAAAACATTAATACATATATTTTCAATAATTTTTTATTATACAAAGAATTTAGACATATCAATTTATCATATGAAGAAAGCATATTATTTTTATATAGAATTTATAGAACAGATATCAGATAATAATATAACTTTTTTACAATTAAGTTCTCGGGACGCAATATTATTTGTTTACAAAAGAACAATATTTGAATTAAATAATGATTATATAAAAAATATGGAAGAACTAACAATAGAAGAAAAAAATATAATGGTAACAATAGAATCTTACATATCAATTTATAAAAATATAATAAAGTTTTTGATAAACCACAAAGATTTCAAATATGAAAAAAAAATAGATTATATAAATGAATGTAGTGATTGTATAGAATATATAAGTGAAATTTTAAATAAAAATAAAATAAAAAAAAATGGAATAGAATGTATTTATTTATTTACAAATATATTATCTGAAAAAGAGATAAAAATGTTAGATTTTTTCAAGATTTTGGATGAATTTATAAAAAAAATAAATATGAAAAAAAAAATAAATGAAAATATTATAAAAAATAAA